GTATTGAAAATGCGCAGAGCGAAGATGAACTTCGTCGCATCTTATTCTCGGAATAATTCATAGTTCCTAGTCACATGGAGGTGACAACTTGGCTACACAATATACATCAACAGACTCAGCGTCTCTAGGTGGAACCGCTGGTAGCGCAGGTCTAGTACAGAAGGCGTATGACAAGTTCATTGAATTTGCTCTACGCGACGAACCTCTTATTCGTTCTGTTGCAGATAAGCGTCCAGTTTCCCCAACTAACAACGGTAACGTTGTAGTTCTACAAAAGTATGCAGACCTAACAAATGCTACAACTGCTCTGACTGAAACTTCAGACATTGACGGTGTTGCAATTGGAACTCCTACATCTGTAACTATTACAATGCAAGAGTTTGGTAATGCTACAACTAACACACGTGCTCTGAAGCTATTCTCATTAACTGAGGTTGACCCAGACATCGTAACTCTTATGGCTCGTAACCAAGCAGATTCAATCGACGCACTTGCTATGACAGCACTTCGTGGCGGTTCAAATGTAATCTACTCAGGTTCAACAGCTACATCAACAGCAACTGTTACAGCAGCAGCAACTTTGTCTGCAGCTAATATCGGTAAGGCTGTATCTAAGCTTCGTGCTAACAAGGCATCAGGCAAGCGTGGTATGGAATACTGGGCTGGTATCCACCCAGAAGTTGCACACGACCTAATGCTAGAATCAGGTTCAGCTGGCTGGTTGGTTCCAAATGCTTACGGCATTGACCAATCTCGCATCTGGGCTGGAGAAATCGGACGTTTCAAGGGTGCATTCTTCGTAGAATCTCCACGTCTATATTCAGCAACTGATGGTGCTTCATCTGCAAAGGTGTACCGCACAATCCTTGCAGGACAACAAGCTCTTGCAGAGGCAGTGGCAGAAGAGCCACACACAGTTATCGGTCCAGTTACCGATAAGTTGAACCGCTTCCGTCCAATCGGATGGTACGGCGTTCTAGGCTTTGCTCGCTTCCGCGAAGAGGCTCTATACCGCATCGAATCAGGTTCATCAATCGCTTAATTGATTGACAGTAGTGCTGGGGTTTCGGCTCCAGCATTACGGTAAGTTCATTAAGGAGAACAATGACAGCTTATATGTTTACTACTCCAGTAGTAGAAGAAGGTCCTTTAGGACAACATCGTTTGTTCTACTTCTATAAACTTAATAGAGGATTGACTGTTGTTAAGAGTGGCTCTACATACAGCACTGGTCGTATGTTTACACAAGAACAACTAGATTCTTATGATAAGTATTACTTAGGTGGACACGAACACCAAGTAACTGAAGCAGAAAGAACATCACTAATTGCAGGGGGCATAGGTGTCACAGAAGCAAACTTCAGAGCAATCTGACCACGAACATGTTTCTAAAGTACTTAAGGATGAATCACGTACTTCAGAAGATGGCAAGAAAGTATATTGGGTAACTACCCTTTATGGTTGTACTAAGTGTGATGCGACTTCAACAGAAGGTTGGTTCTATGAGGCTGAAGGCCCAGTAGACCACACCAATTGTGGAGGTCCAGATGTATGCTTTGGATGTAAAGTTCAAGGAATACAACTTAATACAGGTGACGCAGGACGGGATATTTCTGACAAGAAATGGAATGACCGCTTAGCGTTTTATCGCAAGGCAAGACAAGATGGTATTCAACCGAATGGAACTCATCCAATTCAGGTTGAAGCTGCTTATAAGGCAAGTGAAACATTGGGTACAGCATACAATGCTGATACAATGGTTCGAGCAGATAAAGTAAACAATGGCGTAAAAGAAGTCATGAAAGAAATAGGAGATATCTAATGTCAGTAAAAGGTGAAAAGTACAAGTCTAAGGGTGCTATGAAGAAGCACGAAAAAGGCGAAGGTATGAAAGAGCGCATGAAGGAATACGGCGCAAAGAAGAAGGCTATGCCTAAGAAGATGGGCAAGAAGAAATAAATGAAGAAAGCTCATCCTGGATTCAAAGCAGTTCAAAAGAAAATAGCGAGCAAGCAGGGTGTATCGATGGTTCGCGCTGGAGCAATCCTTGCTGCTTCTGCTCGCAAGGCAAGCAAGAAAGCAGTTGCTGCTAATCCTCGTTTAAAGAAAGTCTCTGGAGTAAAGAAGGCTAAATAATGAAGAAGTCAAAAGCAGCTAAGAAAACAGCTAAAGTAATGCGAGAATTTGCTGCAGGTAAACTGCACTCAGGTTCTAAAAAAGGACCACTAGTTAAATCTCGTAAGCAAGCAGTTGCTATTGCACTATCTGAAGCTGGAAAATCAAAGAAGAAATGAAAGACCCTAGACTAAAAAGAGCTGGAGTATCTGGGTTTAATAAACCTAAACGAACTCCTAATCACCCTACTAAGTCACATGTAGTTGTAGCTAAAGTAGGAGAGAAAGTAAAAACAATTCACTTTGGTCAACAAGGTGTTAAGGGTTCACCTGATGGCTCTGCACGTAATAAAGCTTTTAAAGCTAGACATGCTAAGAACATCGCTAAAGGTAAAATGTCTGCTGCTTATTGGGCAGATAAAGTTAAGTGGTAAAGTAATAAATAAGGGGACATATGAACGACAAATTGGCTATCGCTTGGTGCGATAATGGTATGGTTGATGGCAAATTCATGCAAGGTGTTACAGATGTAATGCTTCACTCTGGAGTAGAAGTTGTTACAACTCTACGCTCTCAAGGCAATCAGATTGCTAGACAAAGAGATAGAGTTATCAAACACTGGTATGATGGTAATAAGGCAGACTGGATTCTCTGGGTTGACTCAGATGTAGTTATCAGTCCAGCTAAGTTTAAACTCCTATGGGATAATAAAGACGCAAAGGAGCGTCCTATTGTAACTGGAGTTTATTTTACTACTGACCATCCTGAAGAACCATTAATGGAACCAATGCCAACACTGTTCTGGTTTGTAGCAAAGGATGATACTGTTGGTATCCAGCGTGTGCATCCTTTGCCAAAAGATAAATTGATTAAAGTCGGAGCAGCAGGAATGGGATTCGTTCTTATGCACCGAAGTGTTGTTGATAGGATTAGAGAAGTAACTCCAGATGCACCACTATTCTCTGACCTAGGTCACGGAAAGAATTTTATGGGCGAAGATATATATTTCTTTGCTCTATGTGATAAGGCTGATATCCCAGTCCATGCACATACCGATGCAACCGTTCCACATATGAAGCGGTTCTCATTTGATGTTCACTACTACGATGCTTTCGTAGGGAATAAGAGGAAGTAATGACATACACCCTTAGCCAGATGATGGATGAAGTATCCACAAATCTTGCTGGTTACACATTTCAACAGGATAGAACTACACACCTGCTTGCACCTGTGACTACCACCACATCATCTTCTGAATCACCATTGATATTAAGTGTTGCCTCTACTGATAATATCAGCAAGGGCATCCTTGAGATTGATGAAGAGTTGCTATGGGTTGACTCAGTAGACCGTGTTTCTAACTCAGCTACAGTAGCCCCATATGGTCGTGGTTATAACGGCTCTACGGCTGCTACGCACCTTACAGATGCCAAGGTATCCATTGCTCCTACCTTCCCAAGAGTATCCCTTAAAAGGGCTATAAACGACACTGTGCGCTCTTTGGGAGCTAGCATCTTTGCTGTGAAGTCTACCACATTTACATTCAATGCAGCTAGAAATACCTACTCATTTAATAATCTTAATATTAAGAATATCCTTACAGTAAGCTGGCAAGATGTTGGTCCTTCAAGAGAATGGGTTCCAGTACGACGCTGGGATTTCGATTCAGTAGCAGATGCTACAGACTTTGGTTCAGGTGCTCAAACTATTACATTTGGTTTAGATGCCCCAATGTCAGGTCGTACAGTTAAAATTGTATATGCAACTGACCCATCAGCATTTACTGCTAATACAGAAGACTATGTAACACAAACTGGTTTACCTGAGTCAACTCGTGATGTTGTAATCCTTGGTGCTTCATATCGTTTACTAGCATATCTTGACCCAGCACGTGCAGCACAAACAAGCCCACAAGCAGATGAGACAGATTCAAAGCGTCCTTATGGTGCATCTCAAACTGCTACTAAGCAACTATACGCATTATATACACAACGCCTTGCAGAAGAAGTAAAGGCACAGCAACAAAATTATCCCCCACGAGTTCACTTCTCTCGCCGATAGGAACCTGAATGACAACACGTAAATACTCATCTCGCTCTCAGCAAACAACACTTACCACTGGTATATCTTCTACAGCAACTACATTAAATGTTGTTTCTGGAACAGCACTACTTGGTGGTATCACAGTTTCTTCTGGCGAAACATTCACAGTAGTAATCGACCCAGATACTGCCATTGAAGAAATTGTAGATGTTACCGCCGTATCTGGCAATGCACTTACAGTAACTCGTGGTATTGATGGTTCATCAGGACAGGAGCACTCAGCTGGTGCAACAGTTCGTCACATGGCAATTGGTCGTGACCATCGTGAAGCTAATACTCACGCTGAGACAACTGGTACAGCACACGGATTAATCCTATCAAATGTTGTTACAACAACTAACACTAAGACTTTAACTAACAAGACTTTAACTAGCCCAACTATTACTAGCCCTGCTATTAGTGGAAGTCCAACCATTACTGGTCTAAGTAATCCTACTAATGATTCAGATGCAGCTAATAAAGGTTATGTAGATACTATTCTAGAGTCAGGCGAAGATGCTGTTGCTGCTGCTGCAGCCGCTGCTTCTAGTGCATCTGCTGCTTCTACAAGCGCAACTAATGCTGCTTCTAGTGCAAGTGCTGCTTCAACTTCAGCAAGCAATGCTTCTACCTCCGCATCTTCTGCTTCAACTTCTGCAAGCACAGCAACTACTAAGGCTAGCGAAGCATCTACATCAGCAACTAACGCTTCTACATCTGCAGGCTCTGCATCAACATCTGCAACAGCAGCAGCAAGTAGTGCATCATCTGCTTCTACTTCTGCTACCAATGCAGCAAACTCAGCATCAGCAGCCGCTTCATCTGCATCCGCTGCAGCATCAAGTGCTAGCGCTGCATCAGCCGATGCTGATAGCGTAGCAAGTGCTTTAGATAGCGTTAATAATCAAATTGGTTCTGGTATCGTAAGAGATATGGGAAGCATTACAACATCTGATACAACTACAGGTGACTGGGTTGATATGACAGATGTTGCAGCCGAAGCATCAGCAAGTGCAATGCTTGCAAATGACTGGGCAACTAAGACTTCTGGAACTGTAGCAGGTGGAGAATACTCTGCTAAGTACCATGCATCTGCTGCAGCAACTTCTGCAACTTCTGCAACAAGTTCTGCTTCAAGTGCATCTACATCAGCATCATCTGCATCATCAAGCGCATCTAGCGCATCAACATCTGCAACTAATGCAGCATCATCAGCGACTTCCGCAGCGGCATCAGCCACTACTGCTGCTGGGTTCATTCCGTCAATGACGGGAAATAGTGGCAAATTCCTAACCACAGACGGGACTTCCGCTTCGTGGGTCAGCCTATCCGATTGGGGTTCAATCTAATGTCATTCGCATTTCAACGCCGTAGAGGTACAACTTCTCAGCACGCTTCATTCACAGGATTGAACGCTGAACTCACTGTTGATACCGATAAGAAAACCGTAGTAGTTCACGATGGTTCCACTGCTGGTGGTTTTCCACTATCTAAAGAACGCAACACTCTTAATGCTCAAACAGGTACTTCATATACCCTTGCAGCAACTGATAAGGATGGAGTAGTAACTGCTAGCAACGCTAGCGCAATTACTGTAACTATCAATGCATCAGTCTTTGCAGCAGGAGATAGAATTACTGTAGTACAAAAGGGTGCTGGACAAGTTACCTTTGCACAAGGCTCAGGAGTTACTATTAACTCTACTGGTGCAACTGCTACTGCTCCTGCACTACGAGCACAATATTCTGCAGCAACAGTTATCGCTGAATCAGCGACAGTATTCTACGTAGTAGGAGACATTGCCTAATGAGTCCAATTCTTGCAGGCGTACTTGCCTCTGGAATATCGGGGCACCTAACGCCATCAGTCACTGGTAGTTATGAAGCCATTGCTACTACAACTGTAGGTCCAGGTGGCGCTACAACTGTAA